TCTAGTACGGTCTCGTGGGCTCGGAGATGTGTATAAGAGACAGATTATGAAACGCTTGATATGCTCTATGACGATATACCGGACACCCTCTCACAGCTTATCCGCACAGCCTTTGTGCCAAAGGACGGCAATAAGTTTATGGTTGCAGACTTTTCAGCGATTGAGGCTCGTGTGCTTTCATGGCTTGCGGGTGAAGAATGGAGAACCGAAGTATTCGCAAGCGGCGGTGATATTTATTGTGCATCTGCATCACAGATGTTTAAAGTTCCTGTTGAAAAGCATGGTGTGAACGGTCATCTAAGGCAAAAAGGAAAAATTGCGGAATTGGCACTTGGATATGGTGGATCAGTCGGTGCATTAAAGGCTATGGGTGCGTTGGAGATGGGACTTGAAGAAGAAGAGTTGAAACCCCTTGTTAATGCCTGGAGAGCATCCAATCCTAACATCGTTAAGTTCTGGTGGGATGTTGATAGTGTTGTTAAGAAATGCATCAAGGAAAATAAGTCACAGAAAACCAACAACATTGAGTTTCATTGCACGAGTGGAATGCTATTTATAGTTCTCCCTTCCGGCAGACAACTTGCCTATGTAAAACCTCGTATCGGTGAAAATATCTTCGGTGGTGAGTCTGTGACTTATGAAGGTGTAGGTGGTACAAAGAAATGGGAAAGAATTGAAAGCTACGGACCTAAGTTTGTAGAGAATATTGTTCAAGCAATCTCTCGCGATATTTTGATATATGCCATGAAGACACTCCGTAATTGCAGCATCGTGGCTCATGTGCATGATGAGGTAATCATTGAGGCAGACCCTCGAATTTCGATAGACAGCGTATGTGACCAGATGGGTAGAGTTCCTCCCTGGGCAAAGGGGCTACTCCTTAATGCCGATGGTTATGAATGCGATTTTTACAAAAAAGATTAGTGAAAACATCAGATTTCACCTCCCGCCGTGGCTACCAGGTAGGAGGTGTTTTTTTATGAATATTTTTCAAGTTACAGACAACAACCCAATACCAAGTGAAGCTATAAAAATGACTAACAGCCAAATGCAGAAAGAGGCTGATTACTATATGGCTCAAAAACTGCTTAAACAGCTTTTATCTGTGGGGCTAATTTCACTGGATGAATTCGACAAAATTACAGAGTTAAATCGCAAAAAGTTCTCACCTATTTTGGCAAAGATAATGCCCTAAAACACTTGCTATTACTGGCTTTTAGAGCGAATATGTCATATACCGAAAGCGAGGTGAGATGATGAAAAAGATATTCAAAGTTGACAATGCAGCAGCTACTTCAAAGAGGAAATTACGTGTTGCTGCATATGCCAGAGTTTCTACTGACAGTGATGAACAACTGATCAGTTTAAAAGCACAGAAAGAGCACTACGAAAGCTCCATTAAATTAAATCCAGAATGGGATTTTGCAGGTCTTTATTATGATGAAGGTTTGAGTGCGACTAAGAAAGACAACAGAAGCGGTCTAATGGATATGATAAAGGATGCTGAGCAAGGAAAGATTGATTTGATCCTTACAAAATCAATTAGCCGGTTTGCAAGAAATACAACCGACTGTTTGGAAATGGTACGAAGACTCATTGATGTCGGTGTTTTCATTCAATTCGAGAAAGAAAACATTAATACAGGCTCTATGGAAAGTGAGTTAATGCTTTCTATATTAAGCGGCCTTGCTGAAAGCGAGTCTGTTTCCATTTCGCAAAACATTAAATGGTCTGTTCAGAAACGCTTTATAAACGGCACTTTTATAATTTCCTACCCGCCATACGGTTACATAAACGCCGATGGCAAGATGGAGGTCGTGCCTGAAGAGGCAGAAATAGTTCGCACCATTTTTAAAGAATGTATTAATGGCAAAGGAGCCTTTCTTATAGCCAAAGAATTAAATGAGCGAGGCATTCCATCCAAGCGAGGTACCATATGGCACCCATCAACGGTACAAGGTGTTCTTAAAAACGAAAAATATACTGGAGATGTAATTTTCCAAAAGACCTTTACTGATAGCAACTTCAACCGCCATATAAATTACGGCGAAGAAAATCAGTACCTTTTAGAAAATCATCATGAGGCTATTATCAGCCATGTGGATTTTGAAAAGGCACAGTCGATTATGGAACAACGTGGCAAGGAAAAGGGTGTTTCCAAGAAGGATGGCAAATATCAAAAGCGGTATGCATTCTCCGGAAAAATAACCTGCGGAGAGTGTGGTTCCCGTTTCAAAAGACGTATTCATTATTCCGGAAAGAATGAGTATATCGCCTGGTGCTGTACAAAGCACATAGAACACACAGTTAAATGCTCAATGAAGTTTATCAAAGATGAAGATATTAAGGTTGCATTTGTAACAATGCTAAACAAACTGGTTTTTTCTTGCGATATGCTGCTCAAGCCTTTTATGCTAGGATTGAGAAATATTGATGAGAAAGCCTATCTAAAGAAAATTACCGAAATTGAGGACAGCATTGAGAAGAACGAAAACCAGCGTAATGTACTTATGGAACTTATGTCAAAGGGACTTTTGAACCCAGGACTGTTTACAAAGCAGAATACGGAACTATTAAGTGAGTTTGCTCGGCTTGCCACAGAGAAAAAACATATATTTTTTGCGGTAAGCGGTAATTCATCAAAGATAGATGAAGCGCAAAGGCTCATAAGGCTCTGTAGTAGAAACAGAATGGCATTGAAATTTAACGATAAAGTTTTTGAAGATTTTGTAGATGAGATAGTTGTAAATTCCAGGGAGGAGATTGTATTTAAACTGAAATGCGGTCTTTCCTTAAAAGAAAGGCTGGTGGAATAATGACACATACACCATATGGTTACCGCATTGAAAGCGGTAAAGCAGTTATAGATGAAACGGCAGCAGGTCAAGTAAGAGAACTCTTTGATGGCTATAACTCTGGGTTGGCTCTTACTGTGGCTGCCAAAAAAGCAGGACTTAAATTGTACCACGCTTCAGCAAAAAGAATGCTGCAAAATGAGCGTTATGTCGGGGATGATTATTATCCTGCCATTGTCGATAGCGACGTTTTTAATAAGGCAAACAATGAAATACGCAGACGAGCTCTAGCTCTTGGTAGAATAAAAGAATATAAAGAGCCAGTACCAACCACTCCACAAACAAGATTTAAGATGGGTAGGCAGACAAAGTTTTTTGATGATCCTTTTGCTCAAGCCGAGTATATCTACAGTCTGATAGAATGCGAGGTGGACTGATGGCTAATATGAATTTAAGCAAAAATATTACCATTATTCCGGCTAGAAAGCGGGTCGGTAATACGGTAGGTAAAGAAGAAATACCAAAACTCAGAGTTGCAGCCTATTGCCGTGTTTCTACAGATACAGAGGAACAGGCTACAAGTTATGAGGCACAGATGGAGCATTATACAGATTATATAAGGAAAAACACAGAATGGGAGTTTGCAGGTATTTTTGCCGATGATGGTATCACAGGTACTAACACGAAAAAACGTGATGAGTTTAATCGCATGATAGATGAATGTATGGCTGGTAACATCGATATGATTATTACCAAGTCCATCAGCCGATTTGCTCGTAATACCCTGGATTGCCTTAAGTATATCCGTGACCTAAAAGCAAAGAACATCCCTGTATTTTTCGAGAAAGAAAATATTAATACAATGGATGCTAAAGGTGAGGTGCTCCTCACTATTATGGCATCCTTAGCACAACAAGAAAGTCAGTCACTTTCACAGAATGTTAAACTTGGTCTTCAATACAGATACCAACAAGGCAAAGTGCAGGTCAACCATAACCGATTTCTTGGATATACAAAGGACGAGGATGGAAACCTTATCATTGAGCCAAAAGGTGCTGAGGTTGTAAAGCGAATTTTCAGAGAGTACCTTGAGGGCGAGAGCCTCGCAGGAATTTGTAAGGGTTTGATGAAAGACGGAATTTACACAGCGGCGGGCAATCCGAAATGGAGACCGGAAACAGTCCAAAAGATACTGCAGAACGAAAAGTACATGGGAGATGCACTGTTACAGAAAACCTATACGGTGGATTTCCTAACAAAAAAGCGGGTTAAGAATGAAGGCATCGTTCCCCAGTATTATGTTGAGAATAATCACGAGGCTATTATTCCAAGAGAGCTATATCTGCAAGTGCAGGAAGAAATGAAACGCAGGAGCCTTTTATTCAAAGGCAAAGAAGGAAGGAGAAGGATATATAGTAGTAAGTATGCATTATCCTCCATCACCTTTTGTAGTGATTGTGGAGACATTTATAGACGGACTTATTGGAACAACCGTGGCAAGAAGTCTACTGTATGGAGATGCGTTACTCGATTGGAAGAGGGACCGAAAGGTTGCACATCAAGGACTATCTCAGAGGAAGACCTCCATGCTGCAGTAACAGAGGCATTTAACCAGGTTCTTAGTGGTGGCGAATCGATGATTGCGATTTTACGAGAAAATATAGAATCGGTGGTCTGCGAGAGCAATGAACAGGCCATTGCCAACATTGATAAGGAAATGGAAGAGAAACAGATGGAACTCATCAGTTATGCTAATTCTGGCAAAGACTATGAAACTCTTGCTGATGAAATACAGGCACTTAGCGAAAGAAAGCAAGCCATCCTTACGGAGGAGGCGGAAAGCCAAGGCGAGAAAGACCGAATTACAGAGATGATGGATTTTATAGAAAACCATGCAGATCAGAGTCTTGATTACGATGAAGAGTTGGTAAGACTCTTAGTTGAGAAAGCAACTATATTTGAAAACAACGTGGTTGTGAGGTTTAAGTCAGGAATTGAAGTAGAAGTATAAACCAGATTTGGAGACAGACCGTCGATCAAGAGATTAATTCTCT